ACAGCCGTTTACGATTTTACGGAGCCTGCGCCGAATCCTACGACGTTTACGGTATTTCTGTATGCGACCAAAGGGGCAAACGCAGGGAACCGAATAGCGGGTAATTTTGGTTGGACAGCTCAGGGAGTGTAAAAGATGCCAGATTTTCAGATAGCACCGGCGCTTACGGACACATACACGTCCGTTTTAACGACGCTCAAAGACAAAGATACCGTACTCGCAAAGATGGACTACACTAGTTGGACTAATCTTCCAACGGGTGCCATCCGAGCCAACAGCGCAAACAGTTATAAGCTCGAGCGATGGGATGGAGCGGCATGGGTAGTTTTAACCGCGCAGAGCACGATTGACAGCCACATAGCAAACACGGCAATTCACCAAGCGCCAAACGTAGGTTCTATTCAGATGATAGCTTATGACGTAGCCGATTCAGGCTGGTTATTGTGCGATGGGACGGCAGTATCTCGGACGACCTACGCCACACTTTTTGCAAAGATTGGGGCAAAGTACGGGGTAGGAGATGGGACTACAACATTTAACCTTCCTGATTTAAAAGCAAAATTACCGATAGGCAAATCCACGGCAATTACAGCACTAAACGATCTTGGGAAAACCGCAGGCAGTTGGGATCATACCCACACCACACCAGCTCACCAGCACACAGTAGCGTCTCATACTCACACGATGGGTAATCATACCCACAGCGTAGGGGCACATGCTCACCCGTTAGCAGCGCATGATCATTTAATTCCAAGTCATTACCATTCGGCAACAAACGGCGATATTCGAATACTTTCAAGCGGCGCCCACTCACATACAGAAAATGATTGCAGAACGTCGGATAGTGGAACGACGCCTTTAAATTCAATCAGACTAACCGGGCAAAGCCCAAACGCATCTATAACCATCGATAGTACGAGCAGCACACACACACATGCTAACAGTGATTTTGCTGGACGAGTTGGAGATATTACAACCGGCTCAAACGGTGATGCGAATTTTCGTTCGTTCAATGCAGTGTATGACGACACGACGACCTCATGGTTGACAACCGAAAACAGTACAGCGTTTAACACCGGGGCACCGAGCACGAACACGACAGACGGAAGCGGGACATTGACGACAACAGCAGGAGAGGGCTCAGGAACCAGCGGCGCAGGGAATCCACCTGTTTTAGTAATTAATTATCAAATCAAATTCTAGACAAACGATGGCAGCCGGAAAATATAATATAATTATTGAGCAAGGCGCAACGTTCAACCTTCCGATTACATGGAAGGATTCAGCAGGGAATCCGTATAATATCACTGGATATAGCGCACGAATGCAGGTTCGACAGTTCAAAGAAGCAAGTTCACCGCTCGTTACATTAACAACGGAGAACGGGGGGATTGCGCTAGGAGGAGCATTAGGCACAGTTACAGTAACAATATCAGCAACGGCAACAGCAGCGCTACCAGCGTGCGATGGAGTTTATGATCTTGAATTGGTTACGGGTGCTACAGTAGTTCGATTGTTGGAAGGTAAGGCAGTTATTTCGCGCGAGGTTACGCGATGACGACCGTTGAGCCAGTCGAAAGTTACACAATCATTGAAATCAATAGCGATCACGAAATTGCAGTAACCGAATCCTATACAGTGGTTGAAGTAAATGGTGGGGTATCGGTTATAAGCGTAGCGAATACAGGACCACAAGGACCGGCGGGAACAGGCACAGTTAACGGGCCTCAAGCATCGACGGATAATGCAATCGTGCGATGGGATGGCACGAATGGCACAATAATTCAAAACGGTACAGCAACGCTTTCGGATGCGGGGCTTCTCGATACTACCAGCGCGACCCTCGATTATTTTCAAATCGATACAACAGCAACAGCGCCGACGATTATTGAAGGGACCGCTGCATGGGATGGAGCTGAAGGGACTTTACAAATCGGGCTGAAAAACGGGGTTGTTTCTGCATACGTTGGGGCGCAAATGTACGCTCGAGTGCGTAACGCAGAAGCGACTACGCTACAAAAGGGCGAAGTAGTATATCTTTCAGGAGCATCGGGTAATCGTGCAGAAGTCAGACGAGCAAGCAACACTACAGACACTACTAGCAATAAAACGCTTGGAATAGTCTCTGAAACGATAGCAAGTAATCAGATCGGGTTTGTAATAACGCAAGGAGTACAGGCAGGTTTATCACTAGGGGCGCCGTGGGTTGATGGTGATATCGCATGGTTAGGTTCGACGGCAGGAACGATTACGAGAGTAAAACCGACAGCGCCAAATCATCTTGTTTTTGTCGGCATCGTTGAACGAGCTAACGCAGGTAACGGGCAGTTGTACGTTAAGCCTCAAAATGGATATGAGCTTGATGAGATTCACGATGTATTGATCACTACACCGCAGAATGGGGCGACATTAAGCTATAATTCTGCGCAGGGTGTATGGGTAAATCAAAACATTCTAACGGTGCGAACCGATACAGCAAGAGTAGGGATAGGAACGGGTTCACCGTCATATCAGTTACAATTATCAACCGATTCAGCTGCAAAGCCAGCCACAAGCACATGGACGGTAGCATCGGATGAAAGGCTAAAAACCGAAATAAAAGACGCGGATTTAATCCGATGTTGGGAGATTATTAAAGATATTCCATTGCGTCATTACCGCTGGAAAGACGCCGTTTATTCGCACGAAACAGTAGAAGATAGAACAAGGCTCGGGTGGATTGCGCAAGAAGTACGAGAATATTTCCCGAAAGCCGTGACGGAGAAAACCTTTACAACGGCAGCAGGGGAAAAGATTGACAAGTGTTTGGACCTGAACACAGATCAGCTGATTGCCGCGATGTATGGGGCTCTACAACGAGCAATTATTAAAATTGAAGAGTTAGAGGACCGTGTATTAAGAAAGATTTAAGGAGTTGTATCTATGGGGCAGATAAAGAACGGGCATGATGAAGAAGCCGACAAAATGGATCGTATTGTTGTAGCTTCTCAAGTTGCGCGAGACAAAAAGATTGACGAGCGATTGACTCGGATTGAAAACGCGACCGCTCACCTTGATACCTTGTCGGACATTCTCCAAGTTCTAAGAGAGATAAAAACCGATTTATTAGAGCCAGCGGTAGGCAAAAAGCAAATCCCGCTCAGCATTGGGCTAACGATGATTGCAATTCTTGGAGCTTTACTTGTATTTGAGAAGGTTCAGCAAACGGGCAAGGACGTAGCCATCGGAACGGGTGGATTAAAAATCGGCGGGAGTGAAGCGAGCTCGGGAAAGAGTGCAGGGAGTGCAGAGCAATGAAGAATATACCGCCAGAAGCTAAAATCGTTTTGAGGTTTGACGAGGGCGTGAGAAAATCGCCGTACAGGGACACCAAAAATCTTTGGACTATTGGTGTAGGTAGGTTGATAGGGAGCGATCTTGAAACGTTGAGTATCTCGGACAGCGTTATTGATGCGATGCTCGAGGAGGACATCGCAACAGCCGCCGAAGATGCTTGCCTAGTCATCGGTGCTCAAGCGTGGGAAGGTTTAGGAGTTGCCCGAAAAGTTGCGGTTATCAGCTTGTTATTTACGCTCGGGCGTACAAAGTTCTCGAAGTTCGTTCGGACGATTGCTGCGATTAGAGAGGGCGATTTTGTTCGAGCTTCTCAGGAAGTTTTGATGAGCAAATGGGCTCAGGATGTAGACCCAAAGAACCGGAAGGGTGTAGGTAGAGACGATAGGATCGCCCACATGTTGCGGTTTGATTCATTCCCCAAAGAATATGATCTTTAAGGTGATATATGGCAGATAAAACCAAAGTAGCAAGCAGTGGCGCATTAGGGCTCGGGATTGGGGCGCTAGGGCTCTCTACCATTCCAGACCTACCCGCAGATATTACAGGGGTATCGGAACCAGTAGGGCTTATCCTTGCGCTTATCGGGGCAATCATAAAATTGGTTCAATTCTACAAAGCTAAAAAGTAGATGACCCCTACCCTACTCTCTCGGGTCATAATTGTGGCCGTTGGTGTAGTAATGACGGCCACAGCAAACGCGACGCCTAAGCCGTATCAAGGCTATGACGTTTTGGGGCTTGCCAAGTATTGCCGGACATTTTTAGCGGCACCGCAAAGAGAAGCGGTTTCTACCCTACTCGATACATTCGGCGATCCGCTACCTTGTATTGAGCGAGCAGCGCGGCGTAGGTATCTCAAAATGGTTCAGATTGACCTACGGGACGCGACATGCACGCGAAATCCCTCTTGTAAAACTACCGCACCAGAGCTTACAGATTGGGGATATCTCAGGGCCAAAGTTGCCAAAATAAACGTCCTAGCGCGAAGATATAAAGCTATTGAGTGGTGGATATCGCCGTTCCTTGAGCACGATTTTACCGACGAGCAAATCATAAAAAAAGCGTGTGCGATTGTTCGGGCGAATTGTTCCCGATGCTTATGCATTAATTCGCCGTTTAATGGTGCAGCGCCAGAAAATATTCCGATTGAGCGACACGGCACTAAACAGAGAGCATTTTCCATTAGTGCCGACGGTGAGAGCTCGTTCAATGCTGATAATTTAATCTCAGATGGTAACGGGTTCGAGCATTATATCGCAGGAGATTATAAGACTTTCGCGTGGTGGCCGGAGCTTAATTTACGGTGCGATGGCGAGACAAATTGGGTACCAGTTGCAACGAGAACCGAACGACCTACTATTGAGCAGTTTAAACACGCCGATCTTTTATTGAGACCAGAGGAGCCACGACCAGAGCCGCCGAAACGATGTAAAAAAGTGGTGACAATCAGAAGCGAGATCGGCGAGCTATCAAAAACTAACGGCACGCAAACTTGCAACGGGAAATCAAATCGAATCGAAGGGAATAAGCCAGTACTCTTTTTGAAACGAATCGGAGCACGAGGGGAAAGGTTACCAGTTTATGACGCTCAGGGGCGCAAGGTTGCATGCTACGCGTTTACGAGCGCATCACGGGGGTTATCGACTTATTCGATGGGGCGATGCTCAGGACAGACACCAGAAGCGCTATATCGAGCCCTAAGAGGAGAATGGGGCTGGGTGGATATTGGTGGTGTAAAATGTCTCGAGATTAACGCGATTCGACGGATAGGGAAATATCGATGACCAGCCCACGGCAGATCAATGGCGGCGGCGATGAATGGTACACGCCGAGGAAATATATAGAAGCAGCTTCCGCAGTCATGGGCGGGATTGACCTTGATCCGGCCAGCAATAAGATCGCAGCGCAATGGATACCGGCTTTACAGTACTTTACCCAAGAAGATGACGGCCTCTCCCGGGAGTGGTTTGGGCGTGTGTGGTTAAATCCGCCGTACTCACAGCCGTTGATTGGCCAGTTTTTGACCAAATTATCAGACAGCTATCGATTCGGCATAGTAACGGAGGCGATAGCGCTCACCCACAACAATACAGATTCGCGGTGGTGGCAGGCGACCGCAGCAGAGGCGACGGCTATATGCTTCACGCGAGGCAGGATCGCGTTTGAAAAGGTGGACGGGGCAAAGAGGAGCCCAACACAAGGCCAGACGTTTTTCTATTTTGGGGTAAATCCGGTGAGGTTTATTGAGGTTTTTAAGCCGATTGGGATCGTATTGCACAAATAGAGAAACCCCGGCAGCTACCCACCGGGGAGATAGGGCACCTCCTTTCCCGAGATGGTTACAGCATCAGTCTAACGTAAACCCCTAAAAATCTTAATCGAAAAAATAAATCAAAAAAGTTATAAAAATGGGTAGACATACTTACGCGCATATGTAACTATGATTACACCGAGCGGCGATGATGCCGACGAAAAAAAAGGGGTTCAACATGATGAATATCGATAGCAAAGTTTACACAATCGAAAACGACCAAATCGAAGAACGAACGATTCGATCTTTCGATCTTCATGAGGAAGCCGTTACGCCAAAAGGCATAAGAAACAAATATGAAATCGGCGATGATGCAGCTCAAAAAGATAACGCGGTTGTAATTCTAGAATGGAGTTCTCAGGGCGCGCGGGTAGTTGTAGATAACCTGCGCGATCAGGAAGCGGCACAAAGTCTTATTGATCGATGGGATTATGAATATTTTCGCGATTACGCCGGCGAGCATGGAATCTCGTATTACCTGACCCGCGAAGAAGCCGAAGAAGCATTAGCAGAGTTAAATGATGAATAAGGGGATAAAATGGGAAGATACAAAGTTATACATCAGAACACGGCATGGTTAGGACAGTGGATGTATCGAGCAACGAGTAACGGGTTAGACGTGCATTTACAGGAATTAAACGTTCGTTTCTCGACATGGCGCACAATTAGAACAGTTCGGTTTTCAGAATGGGCAAAATGGGCTGAATCAGTCGAGCTCGGGAATCCGTACAACGACAATTTAGCTACGTTCAGAGATTTTGTTTTAGACCAGTAAAAAGGGGCAAATATGAACATTTACGATTCTACAATTGAAGCACCAGAAACGGGATATCACATCGGGTTACTTGACTACCTCGACCCTACCCATAGCGTACTTGTACGACGAGGCGGGCCAGTTGGGGCGAAGAGGTATATTGCGAGCTTGCTGGATGATTACAGACCAGAGCAAATTGTCTGTATCGATTCAGACGGCATTACATATCGGATTGAGGTTACCCACGATATTACAGGCATATACCCGCGCATTGAAACGATGATCAAAGGTATTGAATTGGTGCCAAACGACTAAAAAAAAGGAGAAAAAGCATGACTACAGAAATATCCACAATCACACATAGCCTTAAAGACCTCGAGACCATGGCAAACGTTGTGGCGCGTTCAGGGCTCTTTGGCATGAAAGACCCGACGCAAGCGATGGCGTTGATGCTTTTATGCCAAGCCGACGGGTTGCACCCGATGGTTGCTTGCAGGCAATACCACGTGATTCAAGGGCGGGCGAGCATGACCAGCCAGACGATGATGAGCCGTTTCCTTGCGAGTGGAGGACGGCAGGAGATTCATGAGCTAACGGAGGAGGCAGCGGAAATCTCGTTGCACCATCCACACGGCGGTACCGCTCGAGTGCGGTGGACTATTCAGCAAGCTCAAAAAGCAGGCCTTGCGGGGAAAGATAACTGGAAATCGCATCCTCGATCGATGCTTCTCCGACGAGCTCAAGCCGAAGCAGTTAGAGCGGTAGCGCCGGGGATACTTGAAGGCATCCCGCTTGAGGATGAAGCAATCGAGATTGATTCAGCATCGTTCCCGAGCTCAAAGCCCGACTTGAGGATCGAAGCGCTCCAAAGCATCGAAGCACCGCAAGAAAAGAGAATTGAGGTTGCACTAGATAAAGCGTGGGACAAAGAGCGGAAAGCACGAGCGATGAGACAAGCAAAGGCGCTTGGTGGAACGGTTACGAAAGAAGGCATTGCGCTGATTCCAGAAGAAAAAGCAGGCGAATATGCTGAGTACGTTGACGAGTTAACGCTCGAGTTCTACGCAGCTCAGAGAGAGAACGATAACGAATAAGAAACAAGGGGCTAACGAGCCCCTCTTAAAAAAGGGCACAACATGATCCACGAAATTGAAACGCAAATCGATGAGATGTTGACGGCAAGAGGCGGCGAGCTTACACCAGAAATCGAGGCGCTGATTACCGAAAAAGAAGATGCGGAAAGGTGGCTTAAAAATGCAACAAAAAAACTGATTAACGAACGGGCGCAACTAGAGGGCGTACGGGCCGAAGCTAGACGAGTTAGGGAGCTACAGGCAGAACGCGAACGAACAATCGAAGGGCTCGAGAAAACAATCAAGCATCTTCTCGGCGAAGGTAACAAATCCGATCTTGGCTTTGCTAAACTGTCGTGGAGGCGCTCAGAGGCTTTACAGGTGGCCGATGGTGCAGAGGATAAACTACCAGACCGTTTCATCGTCGCATCTTTCTCGGTTGATAAAAAAGCCGTTAAAGAGGCAATTAAAGCGGGGGAAGAGTTGTGGGGCTGCGAGTTGGTCGAGAAAAACAACCTACAAGTAAAATAAAAGGGGCAAAAATGAACGACTTTGAACAATTTCAAGAAGAATTGAGGGCATTATTGAAGCGATACGATGCAGAGCTATTTATCGAGAAAGGGGATCGACTTTACAACGACAGGGGAGAAATCCACGTCGGGGGGTATGGGCCAGAATCAAAAAAGTATTTTTGTGGGGTATTCGGACGCTGGATTGATGAAGATACGGAGGGCAAATGTATTCAGAATTGAACCAAAGACAGCTGATAAAGACTATCAAAGAAATGCTTCCAGATTTTGACGACCACGGATTGATCGACCTTGGCAACGCAATCGACGAAGAGGTAAGCGAGCGTTTCCGATTGCACGACGAGAAACGAAAGGAAGAAGCGCAGGAAGCTAAGGCGATTTTGAGGAGGGTAAAATAATGGTTTCGAGATTGGACAAAGAGCGATTCATCAAAGGACCGCGACGGGTGAGAGAAAAGCCACGCATGGGGAGGCCGTTGGTTTATTCGATGGCAAGGCAACGGGTAACGATCATGATGGAGTTTGAGCTATATCAGAGCGCGAAAGCGTACGCAGACCTCGCTGACATGACTTTGACGAGTTGGATCGCGTTAGCGGTTAAAAATCAAATTGTGCTAGATGAAAAGGGCAAAAATGAACGATAGTTTAATTCTGAATATTGGCTGGGGCGTGTATCTGGGGGTAATCGGGGCAATGATGACTTTGGCGATCGCGGTGACGTTATTGCAGTTTCTTGGCGGGCTGACCGTATTGATTGGCAGGATAGCTCGGGCGATTCTGAAAATTAAAAATTAGGGGTTTACTTTTCTGAAGTCACGGACAAAGAATGGACACCTACCCGCTTGTTAAGGGGTACCCGTAAGGGCCGGTCAGGGAGGAGGAAAAAAGGGCGACCTTCTCCTTGACCGTAGACCACCTTTAACTCTAGCGAGGTAATCATGACTAGAATTGTACCTACCGATCCGCCGTCCGGCAATCCTGAAAAGACCAAATCGCTCCTTTTCCATCGTTTTCCGCTCCATATCTGGGACGATCAAAGCTTATCTCTGCATGAAAGAGTAGTTCTGTGCAGGATATGGAGCTTTGAAAATAGTACCCCGCCACTCCCTTGTTACCTTAGTTTTGAGCAATGGGCTCAGGAATTAGGGTGTAAGCGTCGTCACGCGATCAAGCTACTTAACGGCCTCATTGCAAAGAAATTGCTATCCAAAACAGGGAGAGGGACGCAAACTAACTTATGGACGCTAGTGTCTACAGAACACCAGCAAGAGGATGCTAGTGCATATAGAACACTAGCTAGTGCATACAGAACACTAGCGCTAGTGTCTACAGAACACCAGACTAGTGTTTACAGTGCACCCAAGAAGATCAAAGAAGATCAATTAGAAGATCAGAAAGAAGATCAGGCGACTGACGCCGCCCCTATTGTTAGCCCTCTCGCAATCAAGAACGAATCACCTATCCGTAAGAAGCAGAAACAGAAACGAGAGATCAACTGGTCACGGATCGAAGGGACACCAGAACAGATCGAGGCGCTAAAGGTATGGGATACATACAAACGAGCGAAGAGATCGCCAGTACTCGAGATGACTTTACAGGGCATGATCAAAAAGCATGGCGATCGGCTAGCTGAGAACATCGAACATTCTATAGCTAATGGATGGTCCGGGTGTTTTGAAGCAAAAAAGCAAATGACAAATAACGGAGTATCGAAAGATGAAGCGATCGGCATCTTTCTTGATCTCGTGCGCCTATCAAGAAACGACGTTTCGAAAGCAGTTGAAAAAGCAGTCTCCGATCAAAAAATAATCGCAGCGGTCAAAAAAGCTGGAATCGGGAAGGGGACTGAGTGGATCACAACAATCGGGCAAGTTGAAGGAGCGATCCTGCAAGCGGAGCAAAACAAATTTGTAGCAGCATATCTAACAGCATAAAAATTTGTAGCAGCATATCTAACAGCATAAAAAAGGGGCAACAATGAAAAACGAAATCTTAATTCTATCTACGGCCTTTGCGTACCCGGAAATCATCGGGCGGCTAGAGGAGACGAGACTTTCCGCGAAATATTTTAGTCATCCGAAATATGGCTACCTGTGGGACGCCATAACGCGCTCAGGAGCGATTGATCCGGTAACAGGGGGGTTACAAGGGCTTGCCGTTTTTGATGCGCTGACGGCCGAAGGACGAGCTCTGTGGGGCACACCAGCGATAATTCTCCACGAGCTATCGGCGGGGGAGTGGAATCGAGAGCTCGCCGTTTATGAAGCTAGGGGGATGGTAGCGGCGGGTAACCGCGAGAGGCTGAGGGTTGGGCTTATCACGACTTTAGAAGGGCTTTTGAACGGAAGCGACATCGACACGACAGTCGAAGCTATCGAAGGTGCTCTAGCCGACGTAAGAGGGGAGACAAAAGGCAAGCCGCTAAGCTACGGGGTTCTGATTCGAGACCTTTTCGAAAGCATGCAGCGAAATGACCCGCCGATCGCGTTTGGAAGTGGGATTGACGTTTTGGACGAGTACCTGCGTGGATTCTACGGTGGAGAATTGTTCGTAATCGGCGCACGCCCCGGGATTGGGAAAACAGCGTTACTTACACAGCTGCTGAATTTTTCGGCTTCTCAAGGCTCACCAGCCGTATTTTATTCGGGCGAGATGAGCCAGAGGGAGATCATGGGGCGGGTGCTCTCTCAGGAGAGCGGGGTTAACGGGCGGCACATTCGAGACGCATCACTACAGACTGACCGCGACACCAAACGAATCTTTGCAGCTGCTGGATGCATCGAAAGGCTACCGGTTATTGTCGACGAGATGGGCGGCAGGACGATCGAGGAGCTATGCGGATCGGCAAAGAGGCTAGTGAGGACGACGGGCGCAAAGATTATCGCGTTCGACTACTTGCAGCTTATCAGTGGGAGCAAAGACGCGAAAAGACTTAGCAGGTATCAGGAAATCTCGGAGGTATCGAGACAGCTCAAGCAATTAGCGCAGGATACAAAAACAATCGTGGTTACTCTAGCGCAGTTAAACCGACAGGGTGACAGTATGGTCGATAAAAAACCGCAAATATCGCATTTGAGAGACTCGGGGCAAATCGAGCAAGACGCCGATATGATCCTCCTACTTTCGCGCAACGATCCAAAAAAACCAGAAACACTATTGCAAATCGCTAAAAACAGGCATGGGCGGGTAGGAGATATTACGCTTGAGCTCGATTTTGCAACGACCAAGTTTGTTAGCGGGTTCGAAGGCGTACCCACGGATTCGCAAGCAGAAATCAGCTGGAAGCACTACGCAGACCAGCTAAACGACTAGACGGAGAGAAAAAAGATGGAATTGATAAACAGGCTACAATTAGCGGGACGGGTTGAAGAGTTCAACGAAACGTGGAGAGGAGACAAAGACGCATGGTTCTCGGTGCGAATCTTGGCGAATGAATACGATGGGAAACAGTATTTTGCGATATTCAAAGCCACGGAAAACGTTCTAAATGTTCAAGGGTTCGGGGTAGGAGCCGAGATTGAGGCGACCGGTGGACTGCAGGCGCGGCAGGGAAAAGATGGGCGCTGGTGGTCCGATGCAATGGTGAGAAGCATCAAAGTAATTAAAGCAGCACCAGAAGCGCCAAAGCCGGTGACGTTAGACGATGACGAAATACCATTCTGAAAAAAGGGGGCAGCGCATGAGACGAGAAGATCACATGATCAGCGTAGCAGTGGCTCGAAAAAGGTTGGAGTTAGCGCTAGAAGAAGAACGCGAGTTTGGGAAAATGTACGGGCATATAACGAACAGCGGGCTACTCGACTTGAAGCGAAAGCGTATTGAGCTTGCAATCAAAACAGCACAAAGACTTCTCGGAGAAGCAGAAAAAAATCGGAGGGAAAATGGATAATTCTGGAATCCCTCTCGCGGCAAGAATCATCAGAGCAAAGAGAGACATGCTCGAAATGATTGCAGCAGTCGAGAAGGCAAAGAGAGACGCGCAAGAAGCAAGACGACGAGCGGAACGAATGAATAACGAGATCGGCGCTATGCGATTAGCACGCGCCGAAAGGCATCTTATCGCAGTACAAAAAGAGTTAGAAGTTTATAGAAGTGAAAATATCCAGTTGTTGAACAGTTAAAATTAAACGAAAATAAAAAGGGCAAGAAATGGGAAAACGAATCGTTGATATAAAGACGAGCGTTGTAAAAGGCAAGATGCTGAAAACCGTCATTTATTCTGACGGATCAAAGCAGGTTGGAATCGTATCAGATGACCAGATCGGGAAGATGATTCGAGCGATTGAGGGAGCGCCAGACTTAAAATTGATTGTAGGGCAGAAAAAACAATCGCAAGCAGGGAATATCGGCGCGCTGATTGTTATTGTCGCGTTGATCTACGGGTTGATGACTTTGGCAGCATATAGCCATAAAACCGAAGATCGGAGGTGTTCGGGGGAGAAGTGGTACACATTTGACGATTGTTTTTGAGGTGAGGCGTCATGCGCTCTTTGCCGTTTGTGGAAGTCACGAGTGAGTACCATGGCGGCGATGGGCGCATCCCTGAAAATCATCTGTGGTTAGCCGTCATAAAGATATGGGTGCAGGAGTTGGATGGAGTCTATATTAGCGATTGCGGGTTATCGAAAGCTGAGAACGGGTGGCGGTTGCAGCGGAAAGCAGCGGCGGAAGTTCTTTTCCTCGAGGATTACTTTTTCGACGTGATCGCCCCGGGAGCGAATCTATCCGACGGTTTCGCTTTAACGCTCTATCGAAAAATGCGAAAACAAGCGTTTCAGATCCTCGATTGTTCCCGATTTCCCTCCCCTACCCTATCTCAGGGGCAAGAGGGGACCGGATTAGGGGCAAAAATGCCCACGCAAGAGGATGAGGAGAGGGGAGGGAAGTGATATGGAGGGACTTCTCATGATTGCGGTGGTTGCGATTGTGGGGCTTGTAGCGTGGGGGATTTATGCAAAGGCAGATAAGCGAACGCCGATCTATTGGTCCTCGGTAAGCGTGAGCCAGCTCGAGCTGCATCATAAAATGACGGTTGCTATGGCCGATAGAGTGCACCTTGATCCATCTATTCGAGAAGCTCTCAGGCATCAAGTAGAGATTTTAAAAGCGATCGGAGTGGCTGGGACGAAAGAGGAAGCGATCGACGTGACAGAAGAAACCCCGACTGCTGCACAGCTCACAGCGTACGGACCAAGGGCAGACGGAGGAGCGCCTCTATTAAGAGGGCCAGAAATAAAAAAATCGGATCAGGATGAGTGGATTCGAGCGCGGGGTTATCGCGTGATGGGGGATGAGAGAGGATTCGGAGTTTACGAAAAAGAAGGCGGAGACGAATGAAAACCTTAAGCGAGGGCAAGGATGAGAGAAAAAGCAAAGGAGGCGCATTTATGATCTGGGACGATGAGGAATTAAAAGAGGAAAGTTTTTTGATTGATGGGTTAGGGTTGTGAAGGCAGAGCCACGATCGCAATTTGTACGATGGTTGATTCATCAAGTTGGACGGCCAGAATCCGATCCGATTGGCGTATTCGCTCGAATCGCTGCGGTAGATTTTCGGTTTCCAGTCGAAGCGGATAACCTCGATATTGTGCGGTTCCACTTGCGAACATGGGACGACCCGACAGAGGCGGAAGAGTTGTTTGGTCAGGTTGTCAGCGCGTGGAAAAATTACCGCAATGAACGCCGAAGAATCGACGTTCACACGCAGAAAACACGGAGAGAAGTCAAAGCGATTGAACAAAAAAAAGCTGAACAGTTGCAGCGACCGCTTACCATGTTGGAGCGAAGAAAGATTAGGCTAGGGATGGGGATTCGAGCAGATTGGGGATTGCGAGTGCGGAAAGAGGGAGATGGATGCGACGAACCTTAGGGGTGAACATAAAAACAAAAGAGCCAACGGAGCATCAGATTCAGTGCGCGATCGTGGATTGGTGCGCGTTGCAGGGGATAGCGATTTTTGCAATTCCGAATGGTGGCTATCGGCACATCACGACCGCCCGAAAGTTGCAGCGGGAAGGGGTAAAGGCAGGAGTACCCGATCTTTTTGTTCCTATTGTCCGAGGTAAGTGCGGAGGATTATTCATTGAGGTGAAAACAAAGATCGGCAAACTTTCAGACTTGCAGCGGTTTTGGCTCGGTGAGTTGGTTGAGAATGGTTATCGGTGCGAGATTGTGCGGAGTTTGGAGGATGGGATTAAAGTATTGAAAGGGTACGTTTATGAAAATTGAATATGTAGATCCGTATCATTTAACGCCATATGAGCGAAACAATAAGATCCACGATAAGCAGCAGATCGAAAGGATCGCAAGCAGCATTGATCAGTTTGGGTTTCTTCAGCCGGTTGTAATCGATAATGAGAATGTAATTATTGTTGGACACGCGAGGGTAGAAGCGCAGAAGTTAAGAGGGAATGAGCCGGTTCCCGTTGTTCGGGTAGAAGGATTATCAGAAGAACAGAGCCGGGCATACAGGATCGTTGATAATAAGTTAAACACTGACGCTGGTTATGATTGGCAAGCCGTAGTAAACGAGCTCGAGTGCATCACAGATGAAGAGTTATTACAAAGTTTTGGGCTTGCTGATTGGGCGGAAAGAGCAAACCAAATAGTAGGCGATGCCATAAAAGAAATTGATGTTGATGAACCAACCGAAGAAGGAAGATTCCTGAAAATTGAAATAGTTGAAGGTTCGTCCGACGAGTTAAAAGGATTGATAACCAAAGCAGCTAACAAAGCAGAGATTAAAATTAGATGGGTATAGAACAAAAAAAGATCGTGAGTTTATTCGCCGGCGGTGGCGGGAGTAGTTACGGCTACAAAGCGGCAGGCGGTAAAGTGGTGTTAGCCGTTGAGATGGATAAGACCGCGGCAAATAACTACCGGCACAATCATTTAGGTACGGACGTTTGGGAAAAGAGCGTAACAGATGTACGAGGCGCAGATATAGTAAACAAATATGGGATTATAGATATATTGGATGGATCGCCACCATGCCAAGGGTTCAGCCAGTTAAACATCAAAAAAGGAGGTTCAGTTGCTAAAAATAGTCTTTGCTTTGAAATGCTAAGAATTGCTGACGAGTTACAAACCACCGTGTTTGTAATGGAGAACGTGCCAGAATTCGCAAAAGCGCCAGAGTTTAGAGAAACGGTAAAAGAAGCAAAGGCAAAAGGTTATATTGTAAGCGCTGCAATCGTGAATGCTTCTCGGTATGGAGCTTTAACAGCGCGAAAGAGGGTGTTTATCGTGGGTTCTCGCAAGGGCAAGTTTGTTTTTCCGGAGGGGAATGAGAATAAATTAAATGCATCAGATGAGATCGCGAAGTTAAAAGAGCCGATGAGACACGGGCGACTAAGTGAGCGTAAACAAAAGGTCTTGGGTAAGATACCTCCATCATCGACAGATTCAAAAGTAAAAACAATACTGAAGCAGTTTGATAAATTATCTGACTACTCAAATCTGAGGAGAATCCCCTTAAAAGGACTATCTCCAACACAAGTTAAAAACGATTCGTTGATACATCCCATTGAAATACGTCCGTTAAGTATCGAAGAGATGGCATTGATACAGGGGTTCCCGATCACATTTTGGGCAAAGAACCATCGCGATGCGGTGGAGCGGATTGGCAATTCAGTTTGTCCAGCAGTTACGAAAACAATATATGAAGCCTTAATATTTCAAGGATTGGTATAAAATGGAGTGGAGCGATAAGCCAGAACAACCGTTTGGTACTCGGTTGATTCGCCTAGCAATCGACGAGACATTAAATGTAAAATACACATATCAGGTCGAATGGTGGGCTCTTCCGTGGTTTGTTGCGAAGTTTATTTACGCTGGGATTGTTGAGGGGATAACAATCACCGTGGTGACGCCTACACAGCCGATTGAAGGGAAGCGATCTGAGATGCCGAAAGCGGATGAGCAGTTGAAGCGAGCCGCGTACATGAAGAGGTGCCATTAATGCCGTGGGCGATTAAAGGGCGATGCTGGAAGTTGGGATGCAATGAACGAGCCACTACGGGGAGTTATTGCGCAAAGCATCATCAGCAACGGGAAGAAGAAACAGCGGCACGAGCTAGGATTAGAGCGGAGGAATGGAAACGGCATAAGATTGCTACCGATCCGGAGTTCAAAGATCGGAGTGGATTTTATAAGACAGCAGCATGGAAGAAGTTAAGAAAGATGAAACTAGCGGACGAACCGTTATGTCGGACGTGTGGGGCACCGGGGCGCGTGGTTGATCATATTCAGCAGATAAGCCGAGGCGGTATGCGGTACGACATGGACAACCTGCAAACGCTCTGTAGTCCATGCCACGACCGAAAACGGGTTGAAGAGACGGTGGCAGCGACCCGCGAAAAAATGGAACGACAGCTAAAAGGTGGCAGGGGGTAGGGGGGATCGAATCTCTACAGGTATCATTGGGGAC